ATTAAAATTACCAAAACCACAAATCAAAAAGATAAGACAGATACTCGCTGATTCAAATGTTGATGATTTTGAAGATCTATTTAGATATCTATTTGACAATGCTAGTGAATACCTACCAAATAAAGAAGGTACTGCAGCTATATTAATAAATGATCATCAATATAAGGCTAATTTTCGTTTAGATAAAGAAATAAATTGTATAAGTTTAATAACAAATTTAATAAATAACAAGTAATTATGAGTCAAGCACCACAAGCACCGCAGTTAAACATAGATTTAACTAACACAACTGGAATAACTAATGAAGATGGAGGAAGCATCTTTATGAGTGGAGTTATTCTAAGAAAAATTTCTAAATTCGTAGCAGGAACAGATAATGATGCTATTATGCCTATTCCCGTTTTTTATGACCCAACAACAATGAAAATACTAGGTGAAGGTATCCCAGTTGAATTGAGAGAGGAATTAAAAGACGAATTAGTATAAATGAAAAATATATTTGATTGGATAAAGGAGATTAATTCAAGAAAATCACCTGCATCGTCTTTTACTGATAAGGATTGGGAATTATTTAATTCATACATGATCCATCGCTTTATGAGTCAGAATACTGACTATATAGAGGTGGTTAATCTTGTGCAAGAATTCCCTCCCCAAGAAAAGATTATGATATATAATGTGTATAAAGAATTTATTCCTAAAAATAATAAATGGAATAAGTACATAAAATCATCAATTAAAAAAAGAAATGTTATATTAATAGATAATTTAAGAGACCACTTTAAATGTTCATCAAGAGAAGTCAATGAGTACCTAACTTTGTTGGATACCACAGAGATAAATCGTATATTAACGGATAGAGGGTTAGATAAAAAAGAAATTAAAACTATATTAAAATGAGTAAATTAGTAGATATGTTAAGAACATCTGCACAAGCAGATAAAGCAAAAGCTATGTTATCACTTGAATTATTAGGTAACAAGGGAGTTGGTATTGGAGACCATTCCACAGGAGATTTTTATAAAAATGCTGAAGAAGCACTTATTATGTTAGTAGATGCTGATGATAGATTATCAGCGTTAGATAAATATTTTAATACTAAAGGATTGCTAAATGGGTAGTTCAATATCGAAATATTTTGAGGAAAACCCAAGCCATTTTGGTATTGACGCACAATCAGAAATAAAAAAGGAATTAGAAAAAGTTATGAGTGATAGAGAAATTATGGATTCTAAATATCCAAATAAAAAAATACAAGAATTTATTGATGATGAAGTTAATCAAACAATAACTATCTTTGAAAAAGAATACCCAGATTTATCTAATGAATTTATCAGAATTCAAGCCGAAATGTATGCAATGTTTGCGGCTAAACATATGGATTATGGGTTAAATAACATATCTTTAGGCGGAGATATCGTTAATAACAGCGATGATAAAAAATTCTCATTAACTGGGTTAGCTATTAGATTAACGGATAAAATATCGCGTTTAAGAAATTTAATGGTTAATGGTAGAAATTATGTTAAAGGTGAAGGTATGGAAGATACTTTTATTGATATAGCCAATTATGGCATCATTGGGCTCTTAGTTGGGCGCGATAAATGGAAAAAATAGTTTGGCAAAGAAAATCCCAAGTATAGTAAAGGAAATAAGAAATAATCCACCTTCACCGGTTAATTATGCTTATCAAAAGAATATATCGTATTCTCAAATGTCTATTTATAGAGGTTGCCAACACCGTTGGAAACTTCAATATAAAGACAAGATAAAACGATTTACATCTTCAATTCATACCGTATTTGGGACTGCCGTTCATGAAGCAATGCAGCATTATTTAGATGTGGCATATGAAAAGTCTTTTGCAGCTGCGGATAGAGAAATTGATATACAAGAATATTTCCAAGAAGCTTATATAAATGAATATCAAACTCAATATAAAAAGAATAATGATTCTCATTTTTCTTCTGCTGTTGAAATGAGAGAGTTTTTTGAGGATGGGGTTGCTATTTTAGAATGGTTTAAGAAAAAACGTAGTAGATATTTTAGTAAAAAA